CCCAGAACTCGAGAAACCCAATCCTCCCAGTGCCAATGGCGTATTCGTTATCTCGCACGCTCTCCTTCTCGCCCTAGAGGTCCTGATTGATTTCGACTTTCCTTCCGTCCAAGGGAACAAGCGTTTGTAAAGAGTATACTCTGCTACTTCCCGGCAGTTTGCCATACCACGACGATGCGATTTCAGAAGGGCGGTGAAGTATTCTCTGTCGCGCGCATGCGCTGGTTTGAAACCTGACCCCCCCAGCTCCGGCTTCTTCCAGAGCAACGTTCTGCACATACGAGATGGGAAACCCCAGGCCCCCTCCGGACCGTTTATCTCATGTAGGTAATCGTAGCGGAGATTCGAGACCCAAGTTTTTTCGCCGTTTACTAGCAAACCATACCTGGCATATCCAACCGCCCAGTCCTCTCCAGTCGTAGGCGTCCGAGTGAACAACACCGCGTCGTCTCCCTGGTACCTGGCGTCCAGAATCTCTACCCCCAGATCCTCTGCTACCGTCTCTGCCTCAGCTCTGTTTATCAGGGTATCAATCAGGGCAGTCCAAGCATGACCGCTCGGGACGCCTCTTTTCCACTCAATCCGCAGCTCACCCTCCGGCGTTCTGAATATTACAATCGCGTTATCGAACGCCGAAAGTTCCACGTCTCTCATCCTCTCGAGATCGGTCTTCAGGTCAGAACGAGCGGCGACAATGGCAGCATTGAAAACTGCTTCTATCGCGTAGCGTACCGCCTTCTTCGTTTGAGACATGTCGAACTCGCTTTGATCCAGCGAGACTGCAAATATTTCTTTACGAGAATTCAAAGCGTATAGAGAGCTTCGAGATTCGGCTTTTCGCGTTGGCGATAGTCCGAGAGTAGTCCACAATTTTTTCCCGTTGTAATCGGCTACCAAAATTTTGTCCACATAGGCACACCTCCTGTACGACCTCGAATCCGTTGAAATCACACCCCGTGTTCTGGCCGGCTCGTCTTCTTTCCTGAAAGGATAGAGAAGCATAGGATGTTCAGTCAAAGCCGATAGAACCAACTCCTCTTCCGTAGAGGCCAAATTGTTTACAAACTTGCCCCTCAAGGAGGTTCTTTTCCAATCCGTCCCACTCGTAGGCCCTGCGTCCTCCAACGATACACCTGGTTTGCACATAGCGATCTTGACAGGAGTACCCTCTGTACTCGCACCCGACAAACCCCATGCGTCCCTGAACTCCATAAACTGCCCGAATGTTATTTGGTCGCTCGGGTCTCGGAAACTAATGTCCTGCACCGCTGCATCCAACTTGGTCTCCATCCGTTTGGTCCACAAAAGTTTTCGACCGTCCTGGTCTAGTATCTTGTCTTTCATCTCTTCGAACACGTCAGCGCGATTAGGGGCACAATCATAACCACCCAAGACTTTCAGGTCAGCCATATAACTCCAGACTCCGTGCCCTTGTAGGATATTCATCTTAATAGCACGCGCCGAAAGAGCCTTCAGATTTTGGATCCAGCACGTCTCACAACATGATGTAAATCGAAGAAGGATTTGGCGAATACGAACGAACACCCCATCG